AATGCCGCTGTCGCCATGTATCGCTATGACATTGCGGCAAATACTTGGTCAACCTTGTCGCCCGGCGTTGCGCGCGCTGGCGCTCCAAACGTGGGAATGTCAGGACATTGGATTCATAGCGTTGCGGGATCTGACTGGAATGTAGAAAACGCGATTTTGAATGGTCGCTATATCTATTCTTTCCGTGGTAATGGCATCGCGCTTGATCGCTACGATATAGCTGGCAATACCTGGGCGGTGTTGACTTATAGCCCCGCTGCAACATTCGTTGCCGCTGGAACCAAATACGCTCTGCACAACGGGTTTATTTACTTTCAGTTTAACGCGACGGGTAGGTGGTTTTATTTCGACATTGCCAGAAGTGAGGTCTTTCCATGGAGCGTTATGCTTTACCCCCAGGGCGCGGCTATTGTCGGTGATACGGCTTTTGACGTGATTTACAAAGACGGCCCAACGGAGATTTTTTACATCTATATGCTCCTCAACACTTCCAACATCTTGCTTCGACAGGCGGTGATCTAATGACAAATTCTGAAAAGCTGGCGATTGAAATTGCCCGCAAAATAAACCTGATGCAACAGCGCACTTCTGCCGCAAATGTTGGCGAAAGGGAGCGCGTTGCATCGTTTGATGTGGAAATTGAAAGGTCGCAAGCGATGATTGATGACCTTGAAGAAAAGATAGCAGCCGAGGGTTAATTCCTCTCGGTAATCTGCCATGACGCTATTAACGCTTCTTCAATCACAAGGGGCTGCCCCACCTAAAACCATGTGGATTAAGGTGGCTGGCACTTGGCGTCAAGCAATCCCGTTTATCAAAGTGTCTAGCACTTGGAAGCAGGCGACTCCTTTCATTAAAGTATCAGGGACTTGGAAGTGATGGCAAAGACCCCGGCATGGACTCGAAAAGAAGGGAAAAGCCCGGCTGGCGGATTAAATGCCAAAGGTCGGGCTTCCTATAATCGCGCTAATCCTGGCAAGCCTGGATTGAAACCTCCCCAGCCCGAGGGTGGCCCAAGGCGCGATAGCTTTTGTGCTAGGTCTGATGGGCAGCGTAAGATGCACAACATTAGTTGTTCTGAAACGCCCAAGAAACCCATCTGTAAAGCGCGACGTAGATGGAAATGCTGACATGAACGAAGGTGAAATCCAAAGGAATCTAGGTTCGCTGTCAGCGAACATGGAAAATATGGAATCCCGTTTAAGTGACATGAAACGGGATATGGATATTCGGTTTGAACGGCAAGATGATCGGCTTGATGAAGTCATTAAAACTCTTAATAAGTTAAGTGGTGGCTGGCAATTCATTATGATGATCGGGACGGTCGTTGGTATTGTAACTGCTCTTGTAACCGCTTGGAAAATGGGATTCATGAAATGAGGCAGATCAATCAGGATGGTTTGAATCTTATCAAACAATGGGAAGGGCTTCGCTTGGAAGCCTATCTCTGCCCTGCTAATGTGTGGACCATTGGTTACGGTCACACCCTGACAGCAAAGAAGGGCATGAGCATTAGCGAGGCCGAGGCTGTCAATCTGCTGCGTGGCGACTTGGCTAGGTTCCAGCGCTGCGTGGAGAGTGCGGTTCAAGTTACCTTGAATGATAATCAATTTGCTGCTTTGGTTTCCTTCTGCTTTAATGTTGGAGAGGGCGCCTTTCGGGGTTCCACCCTTCTGAAGAAACTGAATGCCGGTAACTTTGATGCTGTGCCTAGTGAGTTGGCGCGGTGGAACAAGGTCGGAAAGAATGTATCTGCCGGGCTTGTTAATCGCCGGGCGGCTGAAGCTGGCTTGTGGGTGAAGGGCGCTTATGTGTCCAGTAACTACATTGAGCCTTCTGCCCCTTCTGATGGTAAGGGTTCTGCCGTGGCTGCGTATGGTGGTATTGCTGCCGCTGCTGCTACTGCCGCCCCTGCGCTTCAAGCCCTTAGCGGGGTTCCAATGTGGGTTGGTGTGGCAGTTATAGCCGCTATTACTGTGATTGCCGCCATTGTTCTATTGAGGAAGAAATGATTGCTTTCGGGTTTATTTGGGCCAAGATTAAGGCGTATGTGATTGGCGCCGTTGCCGTTATTGGTATCTTGATGGCAGCCTTCTTTTCTGGTCGTCGGGAGGGTAAAGCCCTTGCCCAAAAGGATCAGCTAGAAGGAACCTTGGATGGCTTGCAGAAGGGCAATGAGGCTGCCGCCCAATACAAGGGGAATGGTGGCGCTGTAGATGCCTTGGAGAAGGGTAAGTTTTGAAATACGTCCTTCTCCTTTGTTTGGTGGTTTTGGCTGGTTGCGGGCATAATACAGCCTTGGTCTGCCCAAGTATTGTCCCGTATAGCCCTAGTATTCAACAGGGCGCCGCTGCTGAATTAAAGGCTTTGCCTAGCAATTCTATTGTTGCTAGAATGATGGAAGATTATGGTGAACTTCGCGCCCACATTCGGGCTTCTTGTAAATAGGAGAGTGTTATGAAAATGATGAAGCCTAAGATGAAGAAGATGGGTGGCGATATGGAAATGTCCACACCTCGCTTTGCAGCCCGCGCCATGCGTCCGGGTGGGATGAAGAAGGGCGGTCCGGTTCACTCCGATGCTGCCATGGATAAGAAGCTCATGCGTAAAGAAATCGCCCGTGCCGAGAAGATGGAAGATAACGGCATGAAGAAGGGCGGTAAGGTGAAGTATGCCAAGGGTGGCGGTGTTGAAATGAAGGGTAAGACCAAAGGCAAGGTGGTGTGATGAAGGACCGCGATCTTCCCTTGCCGCCGCGTCCACCTGCTCGTGGCATGGCCCGCGCCCGCCCTCGTTCCTATGAGGAAGATATGACGCCCCCGCGTGGTATGCGGAATTACCGCCCTGAAATGACGCCGGGCGGGGTTGAATCCTTTGAAGAAGATATGACTCCCCCTGTTGGAATGAGGAACACGAAGCCTCGCCCTGAAAAGCGCATGAAGGCCGGTGGCAAGGTTAAGAAAATGGCTTCCGGGGGTTCCGTGAAATCATCTTGCCAGCGTGGCGATGGGGTTGCCTTGAAGGGTAAAACTAAAGGGAAGATGGTGTGATGGCAAAAAACAAATTCAATGATACTGAGTTTGGGCTTTCGGTTCTAAGCCCTGCTTTTGCTGCATCTAAGGTTATGAGTGGTGACGCTGACATTGGCGACCTTGGCGTTATGGGCGCGATTAAGCGGTTTGGTGGCGATGATAAAAAGCCTGATGGCACACCGCTAACTGAGGATGAAAAGCAAAAGGTTCGCAATATGCTTGCGGCGCAGGGTAAGCCTGTTCCTCCTGGCATGAAGCGTGGCGGCATGGTGAAGAAGCCAAAGGTGAAGAAGATGGCTTCTGGTGGTTCTGTTAAGTCATCTTACACTCGTGGCGATGGTTGCGCGATTAAGGGTAAGACGCGCGGGAAGATGGTTTAATGTGGCTACTTGGGGCCGTTATAGGGGCTATTGGTTTTCGACTGAGGGGTGATGCCATCTTTCAGAAGATTACCGGGCGTGGTGCCACTACCGCGCGCATTGTCTGTTGGGCTATCCCAATGGGCCTGCTATCCCTTTCCACGGTCCCGTGGTGGGCGTCCGTATGGGTGACGGTGGGTTTCTTCCTTGGCGCTGTGCTTGGATGGTATGGAAGCCTAGACTTAGGGCGCCGTGAAGGTGATCCGGTTAAAGACAGACTTATAATGGCTTCCCGTGGTTTGGTTTGGACCCTACCTGCTGCATTGGTGGTTTGGCAGTTTGATATTGGCAATGCGATTGCATTGTTGATTGTCGGATTGGCTTGCCCCTTGTTCTATGAATTGGGCTACCGGACTCCTTCAAAGATTCCTTACTTACGGCAGGGGCCGGAGGTGGGAGAGGTTCTGTTTGGTGCTGCTATTGGATTGGCGCTAACGCTATGAAGCCTGTTTGGGAACAGAAAAGGCCGAAAGGTTTAGGGAAATCAAAGCCCCTATCTGATAAGCAGAAGGCTTCTGCTAAGGCGACTGCCAAGGCCGCTGGTCGCCCCTATCCAAATGCTGTTGATAATATGCGGGCTGCAAGGAAGAAGTGATGCCTACTAGCGGAACGTCAACTTGGAATATCGAAATAACCGATCTGATCGAAGAGGCTTACGAAAAAGCTGGCCTTGATGCTCGGACTGGTTATGACTACAGGACTGCCCGGCGTTCCCTAAATATGATTAGTGCTGAATGGTCTAACAGGGGTTTGAACCTGTGGACCGTTGAACAGGCGTCTGTGACGCTTTCTCCCAATGTATCTACATACAGCCTTCCGGCTGATAACATTGATGTGACGGACGCTATTGTTCGATTGGCTGGACAGGGTTCTAACTTTGATTATCCGCTATCGCGTATTGGCGTGACGGACTATGCAACCCTTCCCAATAAGGCAACTACAGGGCGCCCCCTACAGATTTACGTCCAGAAGCAAGTTAGCCAATCCTTCATCCTTTGGCCGGTTCCTGACCAAGCCTATACCCTATTGTATTGGCGCTTAAAGCGTATGCAGGACGCCACTAACGCGCTTGATAACATGGACATTCCGGTTAGGTTTGTGCCTGCCCTAGCGGCTGCCCTAGCCTATCAGATTGCCTTGAAGCGTCCAGAGGCAGTTACACGGGTTCCGATGCTGCAAGCTGAGTATGAACGGCAGTTTGCATTGGCGGCAGAGGAGGATCGGGAGCGGTCCCCTGCCACCTTTGTTCCCTGGAACTATAGCCGGATATGACGCAGAAGTTTGCCTTTGGTAAGCGGGCTTTTGGGTTCTGTGACCGCTGTAACTTCCGCTATCCACTAGCCAAACTAGATTGGCAGGTGGTGAACCAGAAGCCAACGGGGATTAAAGTTTGCTCTGCCTGTAATGATGAGGACCATCCTCAGTTACAGTTGGGTAGGTTCCCGATAAATGATCCTGTGGCGCTGCTTAATCCAAGGCCGGACGTTGACCCCGGCAGGGGATTATTTGGCTGGAATCCTGTAGGGAATGCGGCTATATATGCTACTGGACTTATAGGGATTGTGAATGTAAATATACCCCCACCAACTTCTATTGTGGTGTGGTATAATAATTCAAGTCAGCCGGTTTATTGGACCAATCAATCGGGAGTGCAAGTATCCTGGGTTAATAATGAGTTGATAGGTGTATAGGTATGGCTACTGTTCCTAATCAATTTGCAAATGAAACCACGCCAGTTGAGTTGGTGAAGTTGGATGAGAATTTTGCCGCATTGGTTAATGCTATGCCCCCTAGCTTTGGGACAATGGCCCAACAGAGTGCGAATAGCGTATCCATTACTGGTGGGGTGATTTCTGGTATTTCTGATCTTTCCGTGGCTGATGGCGGCACGGGGGCCAGTAATGCTTCTGCTGCTAGGGCGAATTTGGGTGCTGCTTCAAGCGGTTCAAATAGCGACATTACATCTTTAAGTTCTTTGACTACGGCACTTACTGTGGCTCAGGGTGGCACTGGCGCTAGTGACGCCGCTACAGCCCGAACTAACCTTGGTCTTGGCACGATTGCAACGCAGGCTTCAAACTCAGTTTCCATCACTGGTGGCTCAATTACCGGAGTTACAATAACCGGATTGACTGGTGTTGCTTCTAGTGGGGCCAATAGCGATATTACGTCTTTGAGTGGTTTAACCACTCCCCTTTCAATAGGGCAGGGCGGGACAGGGGCTTCTACTGCTCCAAATGCTAGGACTGCCCTTGGGGCGGCTGCTAGTGGCGCGGTTGGTTCTTCTGATTTAACCATGACAACTGCCCGTGTTCTTGGCCGCACAACGGCGGCAACAGGGGCTATTGAAGAACTTGTATCTGTTCCTGTTTCTCTTGGTGGGACCGGGGCAACCGATAATGCGACAGCCCGCACCAATCTTGGCCTTGGCACGGCAAGCGATGTGACATTTAATTCTGTCACTGACTCCAAGGGAGAATTGCGGCGCATTCCGCAAAATGCCCAAACTTCGGCCTATGTTTTGGTTGCCTCCGATGCTGGCAAGCATATTTCCATCACGACTGGCGGCGTGACGATTAACACTGGCGTTTTTTCGGTTGGTGACGCCATTAGCATTTACAACAACAGCGCGTCCAATCAGACCATCACACAAGGAACAAGTGTGACGATGTATTTGGTGGGGACTGCGACAACCGGCAACCGGACTTTGGCGCAGCGGGGGTTGGCTTCCATCCTTTGCGTTGGCACTAACACCTTCGTCATTTCTGGCGGTGGCTTGACGTGACGATACAGCAACTTCTTCTCGGCACGGCGGCTGCCACGAGCATCGTCACTAGCGGCCTTGTGATGCACTTGGATGCGGGTAATGCGGCAAGCTATCCCGGTAGCGGTACGGCTTGGACGGACCTGACCGTGAACGGGAATAACGGGACGCTGACCAATGGCCCAACCTATAGCGCGGCAGATGGCGGACAGATTGTTTTTGATGGTGTGAATGATTACATCATCGGGACAAATAATGCATCCGTACAGATTACTGAGGGAACCATAGCGTGTTGGGTTCGGTGTCAGACTGAACCTAATTATGTCGGTCTAATAAGCAAAAATCGTGCATGGTCCCTGGTGGCTAACAATGATGTGCTTGGCTGCTATGATTGGGGTAATGCTGCTTTTCGATCTACTGGCATCAATATCGCAGATAATTCTTGGCGCTATATCGCTTTGACTTTCACGAACACGGTTGGAACACCATCAAACAACGCGATTATTTATGTCAATGGTGCTGCTGTGCTGACCACCACAACGAAGCATGTTAATCAAGCTACGGAGTTCGGTTTAGCGGTAGCAGAGGCAAGTTCTGGAGAGAATTTGCGTGGTGGTATCGCGATTGGTCATATCTACAACCGCGTCCTTTCGGCAGCAGAAATCCAGCAAAACTTTGACGCCAACAAAGCGAGGTTCGGCCTATGATCGAATGGAAAATCGCAAACCTATTTGCCACGCTGAGCAATGCCGAGGTGGACCAGCAGCGTCCGAATGGGGCGATTGTGGTGCGCGCTGAATGGCAGGTGACGGGACGGGAGCAGAACATCACGGCGAGCGTGACTGGCGCCCAAGAATTTGTCTATGATCCTGCCAACGACTTCACGCCATATTGGCGCCTGACGGAAGAACAGGTTTTGTCTTGGGTTCATGCTGCGATGGGCGAGCAGCGTCAAGCCTATGAAGATATGGTGCGCCAGCAGATTGAACAGAAGAAAGCCGAGCCGCTCAACTTGCCCTTGCCGTGGCATCAAGCGCCGGTAATTCAGGAAGTGGTTGCGGCGCCTTCGGGCAACGACACGCTGATGGGCGGCAATGGCAATGATAGCCTTGGAGGTTTGGAATGAAACCAAACTGGATGACGCCCGGCCTAAGCCATGCCTTGATTGGCGCTGCGCTGACTGCGGCTATTGGTATTCCGTGCGCTTTGATTGGCTTGCCTGCGCTTATCGGCGCTGGCTTTGCCATTGGGTTCTATGTCGGGCGAGAGCGCCGTCAGTCTGAAGAACACTTTGGGAGCAACCGCATTTTGCCGTGGCAATGGAAACCTCGCGCGGGCAGGGATATGGGCTGGCCTGCGTTGGCGGCTGCTATTGTGGCGCTGGCGATTGAATTGGCGTTTTGAAAAGGAATGATGTGATGGAAAAGAAGCAACCCCTCCCTGTTGTTGGTGAAGATTACAACCGTGGTTTGAAGGGTATCTCCATGTCTGTTGGTAGTTTTACAACAGCAAAAGATTATCCGCCAAAGAAACCATCCGCGAAGATTCGCGGCACGGGCGCTGCCACTAAAGGAACTATGTTCCAAGGCGATCAGTAATAGGTAAGCGGCAATGAATTACGCAGCCCTCTCACAGATGTTGCAAGACTATACTCAGAATTATTCTACTGAGTTTGTTGCCGCTATTCCTGACTTTGTGAACTTGGCCGAGGACAGGATTTACAAGGCCGTCCAAATACCGGCGCTAAGGAAGGTTCAAACTTTCACGCTAACTGCGAATGACAAGTATTTTACCGTTCCAAGTGATTTCCTTTCTGCTTATGCTGTGGCGGTTATCACGGGTGGGTCCTATAATTACCTTCTGGAAAAGGAAGCTGGCTATCTAAATGAGGCTTTCCCGGTTGTTAGTTATCGTGGGATTCCAAGGGTTTATGCTGTAATTGACGAGGATAAGCTGGCATTTGCCCCTACTCCTGGGTCTGCTTATAGTATTGAAATGTATTATTTCTATGAGCCTGAAAGCATTGTCACTACCAATACTAGCTGGCTTGGTGAAAATGCTGAGAGTGTATTGTTCTATGGTGCTTTGATCGAAGCCTATACTTACATGAAGGGCGATGCTGACTTGATTGCTCTTTATACCACGCGCTATAATGAAGTATTGGCTAGGTTGAAGAATCTTGGCGAAGGTCTTAATAAGAAAGACAACTTCCGTGTTGATGCTCCGCGCCTTCAGGTGACATGATATGATAAACTCAGCATATTGCACGTCATTCAAAAAGCAGCTTTTGGAAGGAGCGCATGACTTCCGTGTGGGGGAGAATGTCTTTAAGATAGCCCTATACACTGAGGCCGCTAACCTTAACTCAAACACCACGGCCTATACCACGGCGGGGGAGGTTGTGGGGATTGGTTATACCGCTGGCGGTTTGACTTTGACCCAATCTAGTCCGGTGGAGTTTGGTGCTAGTGGGATTGTGACGTTCTCTAATGTGTCTTGGACGGGCGCTACAATAGCTGCTCGTGGCGCATTGATCTACAATTCAACCCCTGTTCATACCTATACCAATCCAGCCTGCGTTGTGTTGGATTTTGGGATTACTAGGACGGCTCTCAACAATACGTTTGAAATTCGGTTTCCTACTGCTACCGATCAAACGGCGATTATAAGGGTGTACTGACATGCCTTCAATTTATTCAACGTCTTTGCGATTGGAATTGATTGGGGCTGGTGAGCAGGCCGCTAATTGGAATAACACCACCAATTACAACCTTGGCACGTTGTTAGAACAGGCTATCGCTGGGGTGGAAAATGTAGCCATTTCAGGTACTAGCTATACCCTGACTACTGGTAGTGGTGTGGCGGATCAGGCCCGTAATGCGGTGATTAACCTGACCGGGACGCTATCGGCTAACTGCAATGTGATCGTGCCTTCTGTGGATAAGGTTTATACTATTCGCAATTCTACCACTGGTGGGTTTTCTGTGGTTGTCAAGACTGCCGCTGGTTCTGGCGTGACGGTTGCTAACGGGTTCACGCAGCAAGTTTATTGTGATGCAACTGATGTGGTTTTAGCTTCCGTGCCGGTTAATGCGACTAATGGGAATGCGTCTGTTACTGGCGCGCTTAGTGTTGCGGGTAATGTCACTGCTAGTGGAGATGTGGCTGTTGGTGGCTCTCTAACCCAAGGTGGTGGTATAGTTATGCCAACCGGCGCTATGCTTGAATACGCCGGTTCTGCTGCCCCTACAGGGTGGTTGCTTTGTGACGGCGCTGCTATTAGCCGAACTGTTTATGCTGCCCTGTTTGCGGTTCTAGGCACGGCTTACGGGGCGGGGGATGGTTCAACCACCTTTAATCTACCTGACCGGCGCGGGAAGTTTAGTGTTGGTGTTGACGGGACATACACGCGCGGTTCAACGGGTGGGGCAACAACCACTTCATCTGCTGGATCGCACAATCATACGGGTGCTACTGGTTCGACGACACTTACTGAAGCGCAGATTCCAGCGCACAGCCATAGCATCAATGACCCAGGACACGCTCACGGCAATGTTCCACTTCGCACCGGAGCTGACTCTGATAGAGGAACTAACCCAAGTCTGTACAGCATTGACAATGATGGCATAACAAACACACAGGGCACGGGCATCACCATCAACAATACTGGTGGCGGGACAGGCCACAACCACACTATCAGTTCTGACGGGGCGCACACCCACACATTAACTCCTCCCTACTTGGCATCCAACTTCATCATCAAGACCTAACATGCCATTAAAGAAACTCACATTCTCCCCAGGAATACAGCATGACGGATCACGTTATTCTTCTTCCGGTTCATGGACGGATGCTGATAAGGTAAGGTTTAGGTCGGGCGCCGCTGAAAAGATTGGCGGCTGGCAGAAGGCCACATCATTGCCGTTTCTTGGTATTTGCCGAAGCCTAACCCCTTTTACTGACTTGCAGAATAATTACTTTCTTGGTGTTGGAACGCATTTGAAATTCTACATTGAGCGTGGCGGGACGCTTAATGACATTACGCCGATAAGAGCAACGATAGTTCAATCCAATCCTTTCACTACTGTTAATGGCTCTCCTACTGTCACTGTGAACGTAACCAACCACGGGGCGGCGGCAAATGATTTCGTGTCCTTTTCCGGTGCTAGTGCTGTTGGTGGGCTGACACTAAACGGCGAATATCAAATTGTAACCATTGTTAATTCTAGTGTTTTCACTATTACCGCCGCTTCAAATGCTTCATCTGGTGCTACGGGTGGTGGTTCTGTAACCGCTGCCTTTCAAATCCAAAGCGGCCTTGATTCTACCTTGTATGGCAACGGTTGGGGTGCTGGCACTTGGGGCGGTATTACTGGAAGCGTATCTTTTACCGGATCAATTAGCGGCACCACACTGACTGTATCGGCGGTGACTTCCGGCACATTGGCGGTTGGGCAGTTGATTGTAGGGACTGGTGTATCTGCATCGCCCCCTGGTTCAAATGCGACCTACATCACGGCCCTGGGGACGGGTTCTGGTGGGGTTGGAACCTACACGGTAGGTGTGTCTCAAACCGTATCTTCAACGGCTATGACGGCCTATTCAGGGACGGGGTGGGGTTCTCCTGCTGCTGGACTTACATCAGGACAAAAACTTAGGGTCTGGTCGTCTGATAACTTTGGTCAGGATTTGGTTATCAATCCTAATGATGGACCAATCTACTATTGGTCTAATGCTTCTGGTTTAGGTGTGAGGGCGGTTTTGCTATCTAGCCTTGCTGGGGCCTCCGCTGTTCCTGGGGTTGCCCGGCAGATTATGGTGACGGATCAGGATCGGAAGGTATTGGCCTTTGGTTGTTCTGATATTGTTTCTGGTTTGCAGGATAGGTTGTTGGTTAGGTGGTCTGACACCGAGAATCCGGTTGACTGGACCCCGACTGAATTAAACTCGGCGGGTGGGATTAGGATTCCTACCGGGTCTGAGTTTATGACTGCCTTGGAAACGCGCCAGGAAATCCTTGTTTGGACGGATGCTGCTGTTCATTCCATGAGATACATCGGGGCGCCCTTTGAATACTCCATTGCTCAGATTGGTTTGACTTCCCTTCTATCCCCTAGCGGGGTGGCGGCGGCTAATGACATGGTATTTTGGATGGGGACCAATGGGTTCTATGCCTATAATGGTCGCATTGCTGGTTTGCCTTGTTCCGTTAAAGACTATGTTTTCAATGACATAAACTACGATCAGGCTGAGAAGATTACAGCCGGTAGTAATATGGCGTTCAATGAAGTTTGGTGGTTCTACCCTTCTGCCAATTCATCTGAGAATGACCGTTATGTGGTGTATAACTACAATGAGAATGTATGGTTTGTTGGGTCCATTGTGAGGACGGCTTGGATTGATCGTGGGATTGAGGATTATCCCCGTTCCGCTTCGACGGACGGATACATCTACTTCCATGAACTAGGGCAGGATGATGGGTCTGTGAACCCGCTTGCCCCTATCACTGCCTATATTGAAAGCGCCCCGTTTGAGATTGGTGAAGGTGAGCAATTCGGTTTTGCATGGCGCATGATACCTGACATTACCTTCAGGGATAGTGCTAATGCCAATCCTTCTGTTAATTTCATATTAAAAACCCAAGACTATTCTGGTGGGAATTTCAAACAGACTTCTAACAATAACGCGGTCAGGACTGCCACCTTGCCGATTGAGCAATTCACGGACCAGACTTATTTTCGGTTGCGTGGCCGGATGATGAGTTTGCGGGTGGAAAGCACTGCGGTAGGTGTTGCTTGGCGCCTAGGGGTTCCTAGGGTGGATGTTAGAACGGACGGGCGCCGATGATTGGCCGGGCGAGACTACCCACCCCACCGGAGGTTTATGATCCCCAATGGGCGATGCAATTCCACCGGGCCATAGATCAGAACCTAGATAGGTCGTTTGAGGGTTCTCCCAACTTTGCCGAGGCTTCTGGTTACTATGGTTCGTTCTACGATACCACGACACAGACTGCGGCGGCGGCAAATACTGCCTATGCCATGAAACTTAATTCAACTGTATCCGCCAATCAGGTAGGTGTAACTAATAATAGTCGCATTACGGTTAAGAATCGTGGGATATACAACATACAGTTTTCGGCTCAGATAGATCAGAGTAGTGGTTCTAATCATTATATCTGGATATGGTTGAGAAAAAACGGTACAGATATAAGTAATTCAACCGGTAAAGTTTCTATTCAGGGGTCAAAGTCTGAGTTAATCCCTGCTTGGAACTTTGTTGTTCCTTTGCTTGGTGGGGATTACTTGGAGATTATGTGGGCCGTGGAAGATACTGCTGTGCAACTCATAGCTGAAGCCGCGACTGCTTTTTGTCCTGCTATTCCATCTGTTATAGCAACGGTTACGTCAATTTAGGGGTAATGTCATGAAGAATGTAGCCAATGGTCTAGCGAGATATGGCCGGAATGGTGACAATAATCTTGTCCATGTGAGCGACAAGGAACTTGCTGGCATTGAACAACTGACGGGCCGGAAGTTCACAACCAATCCAACTACGGGATTACCGGAAGCCTTTAACTTTGCGTCCTTGCTGCCTGTAGTGGCCGGGATTGGCGGCACTGTATTGTCCGGTGGTAATCCTCTGGTTGGGGCCTTGGCTGCTGGCGCGGTTAGTGGCGGTGTTAGCGCGGCGCAAGGTGAAAGCACTGAGACAGCACTTACCAAGGGTTTGATTTCTGGCGTCACGACTTATGCGGGTGGTCAGTTGTTGTCAGGTGTTGGGGAGGCGGCTGCTGCTGGTGGGGCTGAAGCCGCTGGTGCTGCTGGGCAGGCTGCCGCACAAGCAGCCCCTACCGCTGGCGGGGCTGTTACCGTTCAACCGTTAGGTGAGATTGCTGCATCAGGCGCTTCTTCTGCCGCTGGTCCAGCAACCACAATCCCTGCTGTTGCTGGCTCTGGTATTCCCAGCACTCCGCTTGCCCCCGGCCTTGAGGCTGCACAAGCCCCTATGAGTTTTGGCGATAAGCTGTCTGCGGTGGGGAATAATCCTGGCGTAGCCTTGGATAAATTAGGTTCTAATATCGCGGCCAATCCAATTAAAGCCGGTATTTTTGCTGGTGGATCATATATGTCTGCCACAGACGCGATGGGCCAACCCAAGATGCCGGGCGAAACCCCTTATGATCCTAGCAAATACCCCGAGCAATTCCCGTCAAACCCTCGGCGCTGGAATGCTCCTTCTGCTGACTATCAGCCGGGTTACTCCCCCGAGTATCGGTATTTTGCCAAGGGCGGTCTAGCCGATCTTCGAGAGGGAAACCAAGAGACAACCGCCAATCTGATGAATGAAGCTAAGGCTGCATTGTTGGGTGAGCATCCCAAGCCACAGGAAGCCATTGATCGGTTTCGGAATGTGATGGGTGATGATGCCTTTATGGCCTTGAAGGACCGGATCACAGGCGGGCGGATTAAGGGCGCTGGTGGCGGGCTAGATGATCTAGTCCCTGGCACTATCGAGGGGCGCCAGAAGGTAAGGCTTGCAGACGGCGAATTTATTTTTCCGGCAGACGTGGTTTCCGCCATTGGTGACGGTTCAACGGACGCTGGCGCTAGGCGTTTGCATGAAATGATGGATGGTATTCGCAAGCAAAAGACAGGATCAACAAAGCAACCAGCCCGGTTAAAGGCAGGTTCATTGGTTCACGAGCAATGAATGTAAGTATTGTCCCCGTTGAATACATTGATAATGTTTGGGATACAGTAAAACTCATCCTAAAACCTGCCGTTGAAGTAACTAATGGCCGGTTTATGCTTTATGATATTTACTCATTCGCTCAAATGGGTAGGTATCAGATGTGGATAGCCTTTGATGATGATAGGCAAATTCATGGGTGTGAAGTAACCACCGTTACAAACTACCCGTCTAAAAGGGTTTTGACTTCCCTTTTTACTGGCGGTGATGATATTCGTTCTTGGCGTAATCAGATGATTGATGTTATTACTAGGTTTGCCAAGGATCAGGATTGTGAAGCTATTGAGGGTCATGGCCGGGAAGGCTGGATCAAGCTGCTAGAGCCTTATGGTGTAAAGCGTGGCTTGACGATGTTTGAGAAGGATATTTGATATGGGTGGTAGCGGCGGCGGCGGTCAACCTACGCAAAGCACAACCAATACTTCCAATCTTCCAGAGTATGCTCGCCCATATTTTGAACGGATGATGGGCCGGGCAGAAGCGGAATCGAACCAGCCTTATGTTTCATACGGTGGTCAGCGGATTGCTGGCTTTACTCCTGATACACAAGCTGGTTTTCAGCAAACCCGTAATGTCCAGGGCGCTGAGAATGTCCAAGCCGGTTCTGCTTTGGTGGGGGCGGCTGGCTTGCAGGGATTGGGGGCTTCTGGCTATCAGGCTAATCCCATTCAGCAATCGTCCTTTGGGTCGCAGCAGGCCGAACAATATATGTCGCCCTACATGCAGCAGGTGATTGACCGGCAGAAGGCGTCGGCTGTTCAAGATTATCAAGAGGGTCGGCCTTCGCGGGAAACTGAGGCAATTAAAGCTGGTGCTTTTGGTGGATACCGTCAGGGTATTCAAGAGGGTGTAGCACAACGGGGTCTTGGGCGTCAGCTTTCTGATATTGAAGGTATGGGGCGGCAGAAGGCTTTTGAGCAGGCTCAAGGGCAGTTTGAACGTGATCGGGCTGCATCTATCCAGGCGCAGGGCTTGACCGAACAACAGCGTCTTGCTGGGGCGCAGTTTGGCTTGTCGGGTGCTGGTCTTGGTATGCAGGCCGGTTCTGCCTTGGGGCAACTTGGGGCTACTGAACAGGGCCTTGGGTTGCAGCGGGCGCAGGCATTGCAGCAGCAGGGCACGGCGCAACAGCAGCAAGAGCAACGTGGCATTGATATGGCTTATCAGGATTTCTTGGATCAACGTGATTACGGACGTACTAACATTGACTTTATGTCTCGCATTTTGCGAGGGACGCCTGTTACCCCGAATACGGTCCAAAACACTTTCGCTAATCCCAATCCACTGACTCAGATTGCGGGCTTGGGTTTGGCTGGTTTGGGCGCTTACAATCAGTATAACCGGTGAGGTTGATATGAACATTCTTCAGGTTCAAGATGCACTAAAGAACGCATCTGATATGCAGCTTTCCGGTGAGTTGCAGAACCCTACTGGTATGGCCCCGTCTTACTTGGTGTTGTCAGAAATGAAGCGGCGCCAGCAAATGAGGCAGGGCGCGATGGCTAGTCCTGCGCCACAGTCTAGTATGGCTGAAGAGGCAGCAGGCCAAGCGCAGTCTGACTATTACCCTGAAGAGCAGCCGCAAGAGGAAGATGCTGGTATCGAGGCTTTCCGTGAAGGTGGTGTTGTTCGGATGGCAGAGGGTGGCATCACTGGCCCTCGGCCAATCGAAGATTTAAGCCGCGATGACATTATGACATACCTTGACTCGATGAGATTTGGGCCAGGGCCAAGCGGTATTAGATCGCCTTATTCTAGGCAAGAATTGAATGATAGGCTTCAATCTTTAACGGCTGCTTCTCGTGTGGATCGGGCTGCTGCCAATAGGCCATTTTGGGGTTCTGAAGAAAATCTCCCCGGATCGCTTGCGGCCCCACCACCATCTATGCCGTTGCCACCGCCGCCAGTTGGTAATCGGACCGCGACAACTGAAGGTCAGATGCCCCCCACTACAGTTACGGCACAAGCCCCATCACAACCTAGTGCTGCGGCCCCCGCCCCCCGTGGTGGTGGCGCTATGCCATCTGGTCCAGCACAGCCTTCCGGCCAAACCACAGACCCCACCATACAAGCCCTGTATGACCGTCTAAGGGCTACCGGCAGGGGGCGGGAAGATTATCGTAAGGATGCTGTCAATACAGCCTTGATGCAGGCTGGCCTTGCTATGATGGCAAGCAAAGACCCTAACGCCCTTGGTAGTTTGGGGCAGGGTGGCTTGCGTGGTCTTGAGGCTTATACCCAAGAAATGCGCGAAGGCCGTCAGGGTGAACGCCAGGGTATTCAGGATGAGATTATGGTTCGCCGCGCTCAGACTGAGGAAGCCTATCGTCGTGGCATTATCACCAATCAGGAACGTCAACTGCGGTTGGCTGAATTGCGGATGGGTCAGGCTGCCGGTGAGCGCGCCGAAGCTAGGGCAGAAAATCGAGACATTAGACTTGAGCAAATAAATCAGCGCAATGTTCAATCGCTTGTCTCATCGCTTCAAAGTTCTACAAGTGAAATCAATCGCATTCAAACTGAATTGTCTAGCTTTACGGCTGATCCTGCGCGCCGGGATGCCTTAACCGGACGCCTAACTGAGTTGCAAGATGAAAACAGGCGCATTAGGCGCAGATTGGCTCAAGTTGGTGGCGTGGAATTTGAACAGCCCGCCCAAACACAGGGCGCCTCTGGACTTCCGCCCGGCGCTCAAGTTGTTCCGTTCCGCGTCCCTGGGAGTCGCTAATGCCCTATTATGTTGCGATGCCTGATGGTTCCTATGTGGAAATGCCGGATGACATTCCGCAAGATCAAGCCATGCGGCAGATTAGCCTTGACCCGCGCTTCCGCCCCATCATTGAAAAATCTATCTCGCAACAATCTAGTATGCTCCCTGACTTGGCGGGTAGCTTTGTAAGGGGTGTTGGTTCTATCCCCACGGCAGTAGGGACGCTTACAGACCTTGTGCCAGGAATGCAGGGCAATCTTGTATCTCGCGGCCTAACATCTGCCGGTGAATATCTAAGCCAGCGCGGGACTTCGATGATGAGTCCTGGTGGGCAAATGCAACAGCGTTTGTTCCAAGCCGTGATGGAAGAGGCTGAAAACCAGGGCCTTGTGGATCAAGCCAAGGTTGCCTTGCGGGAAGCCATTTCTAATCCTCGTATGCTTGCCAATATCACGGCTGAAAGTATCCCTTCATTAGTTGCTTCCTTTGGTGGTGGCTTGGCCGTGCGTGGTGCAGCGATGGTTGGTTCCCGTCTAGCGGGCAGGCAGCTTGGGGCAGAGGGCGCGCGTAGGGCCGCTTTTGCTGGCGCTATCGGGACTGAATCATTGCTTGAAGGCGGTGGTTCTGCCGACGATGTATATAAGCAGATTAAGGAACTGCCCGAGGAAGAACTACAGAAGAGTCCTGAGTATCAGGGTTTGTTGCGGAATATGAGTCCTGATGAAGCCAGGGAGTCTTTGGCCCGTAGTGCTGCTAGACAGGCTGGGCTACAGACTGCGGCTATCTCAGGGACTATCGGTGCTGCATTGCCCGGTGTGGAAACCATGCCGTTTGCCAGGGCTTCTACTGCTGGTCGAGCGCGTAGGGCTTTAACGGGCGCTGGCACTGAATTGGTCCAAGAGGCCGGTCAGGAAGGTGGTGCTGCGCTTAGTGAAAACCTTGCTAGGCAACGTGCGGAGATTGAACGTGAACTGACTGCTGGTGTTGGTTCCCGCGCTGCGCTTGGTGCGGTGGTTGGCGGTATTACAGGTGGTGCGTTTGGTGGTTTAAGGTCGTCTGCCCCTGATGTTGACCGGACTGAAGATGCTGAGTTGCGTAGCGCCTTGCAGGCTGGGCAACCTGAGTTTCAACGGGCGGCGATTGTAGAGCGTGGCCTTAATATCCCTGCTGAAGATTTCCTTTCCCGTCCGGTAGAAGAACAAGAGAAGCTACTTGCCGAGGCCCAAAAGGCATTGCAGCCCGCGCCAACTATTCGCCAAGTTAGCCCTGAAGATTTTGCCGCTGCCGCCCAAGGGCTTCGCTCCGGTGGGAATCAGGAAGCATCTATTGGAACCTTGGCGTCCCAATACATTGCCGATCAGATTAAGGATAAGCCATCCTACACCGTTTCCGTCCCATC